AAGGTCTTAGCCTCTTTCATGCGCCTGCCCTCGCTGTTGCTGATAGGATCGCCATTAAATTCTGCGGAGCGAATATTGCCGGTTTTGTAGTAGGTCAGCACAAGCCCCAACTGGGTGGCGTTGATGTACAACCGATCCAGGTTGCCCTTTGTCCAGCGCTTAAATCCCTTGGTCAGCATTTCTGCGATCTTCTGCTCTGTCATTTTTACACCCTCCTTACTTTCGGTTGGTTAATTCCCAACCACGCGCCTATTGTAGCATACATGCTACACGTTGTCAACCCCTAAATGTAACTTTTTTGCTATTTATTTTATATTGCAAAAATGCTACAATTAAACACAGAAAGGTGGGATCAAAATGGTATATACAGATGTCGGTGAAAACATCCGCGATATCCGCAAGCTGCGTGGCCTGAACCAGGATCAGCTTGCAGAACTCGCATGTCTCAATCGTGTAACTGTTGCTAAATATGAATCTGGAAAAGTCGAGCCAGGAGCAAAGGCACTCTGCCGGATCGCTGATGCCTTAGAAGTAAGTGTTGATACTTTACTCGGCAGAGAACCTGTCGAACAACTGCCACAGCCTGCTTTAGATCAAGCGTTGGTTGATGCGCTGGTCAATCTCCAGCCGCCTCAGGCGCAGCGCGTAATGGATTTTGTCGAAGGACTAAAAGCAGCCGCAAAAGATTAAGCTTTTCCTCGTAAGACATATCAGCGATCAACTCTCGTGCATCATGTTCTGTCATGGTCACCCCTCCTTTGCACCGAGGGTACTATGCGAACAGGTGTTCGTAAAAGCGATGTTCAGATTTCTGAACATGGAAATGAGAAAAACGCATGCCTAGAAAAAAGAAACAGATCTTAAAACAGCGCCCAGACGGCCGGTACCGTGCTGTGTATCACGGCATTGAGTTTTACGCCAGGACCTCTGACGAAGCACTCGCCGCAAGAGATGAATACATCCGGGCAGAAAAAGAAAATAGATTGGTCCGGCGCGACCAGCTGACGGTCTTGGAGTATGCGATCCAATGGCTGCCGGTACACAGGGCATCCGTAAAAGCATCCACCTACAACGCATACGCCTCCATTCTGGAGCATGTGTTGCAGCCGATCGCTGGGACGATCCTGTGCGACCTGACATCTGATGATATAGCCGGGGCATATTCCAGGCTAACCGGGAAAAGCGCCTCATACATCCACAAAGCCCGGATTTTGGTTACCGCCATCCTAGACTCCGCCACTGATGCCGGCTATCTTTCCAGGAATCCAGCACGCGCAACATCCGTCAAGCCGCCGCGCGGATCTGCCGGCACCCATCGGGTCATCACCCAGGAAGAGCGCACCCTGATCGAAAGTGTACCGCATCGGATGCAGCTGCCCGCAATGATTATGCTGTACGCCGGGCTCAGGCGCGGTGAGATCCTCGCCCTGGATGCCAGCGACATCACAGACGTGATCCACGTCAGGCGTGCGATATCGTACCGCTCCAACCAGCCGATCATATCCGCGCCTAAGACAGAGGCAGGAGAGCGCCGAGTTCCTGTGCTTTCGGTTTTAAAGCCATTTTTAAGTGATTTGAGCGGCCTCGTCTGCAAGGGTACCAATGGCTCATACATGACCGAGCAAGCATGGCAGTGCGCGTGGCTGAGCTACCAGCGCACGCTTTCGGCTGTCGCTGGACATCCGATCAACATACGACCACACGACCTCAGACACAGCTACTGCACTATGTGCGTGACCGCAGGTGTCGAGCCACACCAACTGATGCAGTGGATGGGGCACGCTGATGAAAAAATGATCCTCAGAATATATGACCACGTGACAGCAGAACGCACACAGAAATCAGTCGAATTGCTCGAAAAAAGTCTCTTTCAGGGTCAAAACGAGGGTCAAAATTTCAAGAGCACCCAAAAACTCCAATAAAATAGCCAGGTTTCACGTGGAACATAGTTTCCCTACGAATCAAAAGGTCGTGGGTTCGAATCCCGCGGGGCGCGCCACAAAAACCCTTGAGAGATCAAGGGTTTTCTTTTTTGCCTGCAGCCGATCAGGTGGAAAATAGCGGAATATATTGGAATCTGATAAAGGTCAAAACGAGGGTCAAAAAACCGCACCCGATATGGGTGCGGCGTGATCAGTAAAGTTTTCGCATAACAGCCGCGTACACTTTAGGCTGCATGACCGCCAGCGTCTGCATCAATTCATCCAGTATAGGCCAAACATCCTTTTGAGCTTTCCCATCAATTGCCCGCGCAAACTCGCTATCGCTGTCTATGATAACCGTGTCGCCCGATGGGGCAGGAGCGTATGAGTAAGTAGGGGCAACTGGTAAAGTAGTTTCAGTAGTTGGATACATGAAATGTTTGATGGTGTAGAACGCCGCCAGCTTCATGCATGTAGTGGCATCCGGGTTACGTTTCCCTTGACATTCCGCTATGGCCTCGTCAAGGTCTTTCTCGTATATCAAGGGATCACCACCTTACTTTTCCATCTTCTCTACAAGGCGCTGGATTTCCATACGGGTATGATCATCGGGCGCTTCGTCCATCAGGCTGCGCAGTTTATCGGCCAGCCCATCACGGGAATAGCGGCCCATGCTGTCACGGCGCTGTGCGTAGCTGCCACGGCGATAATTGCGCCCGTCATTGTAAGAGCCGTACATCGGGTAATAGCGGGAGCTGTACCCCTCGTTCTCCTCGGATTCGTCAATGATCTTGCACAGATTTTTGATGGTATGCGTCAGTTTGTCAACGATTTCCAAAGAGCCAGCGGTAAGTTCGCCTTTGCTGCCGTATTCTTCCAGCTCCTTCATGAGCATTTCTTTCAATTCATACAGTTCATTCATCGCGCTTTCCTCCTTCCCTTATCGTCTAACCCCGGCAAAGTCAATTACCAGGTTCGCATTCTGCACATTGATGGGTTGCGTGCTGGTGTTCCGCACAGACACGGAAGCACAGCGGCAGATGCAAGGCACAGAAACGATGATGTCAGCGCCAACATTGCCAAAATCGCCCACAGCCGCAGGAGTGAAAACCATTGTGCTGGAAGGATCGATTTCGCCGTCAATCGCAAGTGCAAGACTGATCGGCTCAACTGTTCCAGCGGGATCTTCCGGCACGGCGATATTTGCATGGAACGTAACCTGATAATTCGCAGAGGGATAACCGCAGCAGCAGCAGCAGCACGGGCGGCTACAGCTACAGCCCATCGCCGAGGGAGAAGCCAGCCGGAAAAGGCCGGACTCGTCCCGGTGATAGATCAGGCCGCGATTGCAGGGAACGGGGGATTCGGTAAAGATAACACTGCCGTTAGCGGGAACGGTTTGAACAGCATTTGCGGAATATTCAGCGGCCATACTTACACCACCCCTCAGGCGGCGAAGCCGAAGCCGTTATTTCCGCAACCGCAGTTGTTCCCAGCGACAGGGCCGGCGCAACGGAAAACGGGTTGATTGCCGTATACGCTGACGGTATTCACGGGGCACTGAGACAGGCGATTATAGATGTTATCCACGATCTGAGAGGTCTGAGCCACCTGGGAAGCCTGGCCACGGGCATACATCAGTTCGGAGCGCAGGTTGGCATTGTCACGCCGTTCTGCATCCAGACGATCAGCGCAAAGCTCGTCTTTGATGGACTGGAAGCCGTCACGCAGAGCAGTCATCAGGGCGTTGGTGTTGCTCATACCCTGCATGGACTGCTGCTGCAAGCCCTGAGCCAGTGCGGCGCGGTCAGCGCAGTTCTCGGTAGCAACGGTGTACTTCAGATCGGCAATGCCCTGCTGGATGCCGAAGCCTTGCTGCATGTTCGCCATCTGACGACCATTAGCGGCGATTTCAGCGGCGGAGAAGCCGCTTGTCACGGCCTGGGTGATGCCGTTGCCGGTTTCGCAAATCTGGCGGCCAAGGCCGGAGATACCGAGCTGGACATCGCCGAAGCCGCGATTGACATCGCTACGCAGATCGCCGATCTGAGTATTGAGCTGCTGGTCGCGGAAACCATCAGAGATATGCTGGGAGTTATTGAGCCACGGGTACAGGTAATCCAGGCCGAAGCCGTTCATGCCGCCCATCATCCAAGGCATCATACCCATCATGCCGCCGCCGAAGCCACCGAAGCCCCAGCCATTGCCGCCGATCAGCAGAAGCAGGATGATCCAAGCCCAATCACCTCCGAAGAAGCCGCCGCCGTTGCCGTAGCCGCCGCCATACATGCCAGCGGGCTGCACAAGCATGGTGGTGTTGGTGCCACCGTTTTCATCAGTCAAAGCCATTTTGTTTGTTTCCTTTCAATCAATATTTATTTTGCAAACCGTCCTGTGCACCGAACGGAAATGCACATTGACAGTCCACGGAAACAAACGGTATAATGGCGGTGTTCGGGCGTCATCATGGCTTGTTCCGTGGTGATCTAAGGCGGCGCACATTGCGCCGTTTTTTGTTTATCTGCGTCCGAGAAATTGCATAACCTGCTGCAAGCGGTTATTGCCCACCTGCCCGGTTTTTAGAAGGTATTGGGTGATCTCCTTCGGATCGGTCATGCCGCTCGGAATATTGAAACCGCGCTGCTGCAAATAGGCTCCCGGGTTGTTCTGGATGCGTCCAATCTCGGTGCGCATTTCATCAGGCGTGATTTGCCGCTGCTGTTGGCCCTGCGGCTGCGCCTGCTGCGTCAAACGATCAAAGATACCCATTTACTCGGCCTCCTTTTTGGCGGGCTTACGGGCCGAATTTTCGGCCTTTATTGCATCCGCGATCAGTGCGGATAGTTCGTCTTTTCGCACATAATCGGCTGGGTTCAGCGTAGGTGCAGGAGGCGCAGGAGGGCGCTTGTCAAAAAAGTCAACGGATACTTCACCAGCCATAGAAACGGACTTGATACCGACAAAGGTATCTGATTTGGCTATGAAAAGTTTGGTTTGCCCGTTTCCTACGGGGCAATCAAGGACAAAGCGCTCATTATCGGCAGGAAGCACTTCAACGGTCTGCGCGTTGCTCTGTTGCTGAGCTGCTTGCTGCACTGGCTGGCGCTGGGCGTATGCGCGGACATATGCCGGGTCTTGGAAAGGCTGCTGGCCGGGGTAATCCTGATACCAGTTTCCGTATTGATCGAGCATTTGTTAATCCTCCTTTTTGTACCAGTAAAACTGCGGGATTTCGCGGCTGCTGTCCCAACTGTCAAACAGCCGCCCATCCTGGACAGTGGCCACATGCCCGCCGAAGGCAAGAACATAGGTTCCTTGCGGATGATCCCGACAAAAGTCCTCTGCCGTGTAGCAATCGGGACATGTATTCGGGATCGCATACCGGCTAAAACCATGCTGCCTGAGCACCGCTCCCCAAACGCTGTCAGAACTAGGCATATCGCCCATCAGATACCCATTAAGAGAGATCAGAGCATACGCCGTTTCCCAGTCAGTATTGAGCGCCTTTGCCACCGCTCGCACAGAACAATCGCCCACATTGCGGCCGACCGGAGATGGGTTATAATCAATCCAAACGCTCATAGCACTCACGCTCCACGGCATCGACATATAACTCCAGCTCTCGCATCTGGTTCTTGCGCTTAAATGCTCGGCAGATACACAGGGCTGTTTTTCGCGGTATCCCGCATGTGACCAACCTGGCTATCATTTCCCTCATGTGATCACCTCTTTCTGCCCAAATTTTCGCAAAAATAAAGCCTCGGCAACAGGAAATGCCGAGGCAACTTACAGGCAATATAAAAATAAAAAAGTCCCCGGCATCATCCGGGGATGTGTTTGAATATTTGGTTTCTGCAGCGCCTGATAATACTGCCGATCTGACGCACGCTCATGTCATACTTTTCAGCGATCTGCTCATACGTTAAGCCGCGAATCAGGCTATCATACATGATACATCGGTCTCGCTCACTGCGATCGCCTATTAGCCACTCAAATATAGCGTGCTCGATCTGAGAACGGCTAACATCATGCTTTAACACGTCCGGTACCATTGCATGTTTTGCAGACCTTAGTGCCAGTGCCTTTCTTTTTACGGACCGTTACTTTCTGCTTGACCTTGGCCATATATCGCATCTCCTATTCCGCTAACTACAGCAGGTGCTTCTCCTGAATCAACATCCTGCTCAATAGTGTAAGTATCAAATTGCATCTCGTAATAGATCCACGCACCATTGGTTGCGAACAGCATGGTAAGCACGATCAGGAACGCAACAAACCAACGCCTGTTCACTCTCTCAAGCCGGTACATTTCGCCCTCATGAAGATAATATGGTATCTGTACAGCTTGCTGTTCCTTATTCAACTTATCGAAAAACGCTTCCTTCGTAGCTTCCATAGTATAGCCCCCTGCGTGTTTTTCTTGCATTGTATCACCTGCAGAGGTCAGCCGTCAATTGGTTCAGGCGGTTCGTCTTTCTTAAGCAAACTCTTCACCGCATCGAACCCGCCGTTGCTTGCGAGGGATGCCGCAATCGCATTGACGACATAAAGCAGGATGTCTCTGACCGCAAACGTCCCTGTCGCAACATGCCCGATGACGAGAATCAGGAGCGCGACCACTGCGGAAATGATCTGCGCGTCAACTTTCGGTGCGACATGCTTGAGCCACTCGGTGACGAGGATGGTGGCAGCCACACAGCCGCCGTAGGTGAGTAGGGTAGTCCACGACATAAATTCGTTCATAGTTCTGCCTCCTTTAAAGGTCAATTTAAGTGTTGTGATGTCTGTTTATTTGTGGTATAATCCTTTTGTCGGAGTGAAGGTCAGATGGAACATCCTTCTTCAGACCTGACATGATTGTCGAAGCAAGATTATAGGATGCGCACCTGATGGAGCAGTGCAACACCGAGCCGACCGGAAGGCCACTACCCAGACAGGATTGAAGCCGAAAGGCTTCTTTTTTTGTGCTATCTAATTTAAACCTGCGCTTCCCGATTCCACACCTTGCGCTCTAGCTTGCCGCCCTCGACCGTTCCCCATTCGACAGCGGCGAAGTCGTTCTGATCGTCATTTTTGCTGCAGTTTGCACAGAAGAGATAGTACTGGTACTCCATCGCTGCCTTGTCGCCAGTCTTGTTGGTCGTGGTCACAGTGCCGCCTTTGATAGCCTGTTTGTAAGCGTAGTAAGTCATGATAATGCTCCTCCTTTATTCGGTTATGATTTGTTCAGCCTGATACGGGACAAGCTCGAACCTGCCCCGCTCAGAATCATTGATAACAACCTCGGTGTACGCCTTGTTGGTCAGCGTGTCATAGTACCGATAGCCATCGGGTGCTGTTAGTTTGATTTTCATGGTATCCTCCTTACTGAGCGACCCAGCTGTACGTGGCATTACCGCCCGATACAGTCGCATTGAGCATGTAGTTGCCAGCTGCTGTAGGTGGCGTGGGGAACGGTGAGAGAACCATCTGGCCGTTGGTCTGCGTGATGAGGTATGAGCCGTTGGCAGATGCGAGTGCAGGGAGATGCTGGAGCTTGTCACGAAGGTTTTGTGGGTAACGGGACTGATGCCCGACAGGGGTTATAGTGCCGCTAACAAACTCCTCAGTACCCCAGTCATCGACAGACTGGATGTGCTGATAGGGCTGAGCGGCTTCGGCGGTGGGGGTGGCGAGTTCGTAAACTATAATCAGCGGATGCGTTGAGAAATAGGCTTTCACACTTGCACTTGTTGTGCCTACTTTGCTCGTATTGATAATGATGACAGCCCCAGCACTATTACAGTAAAAATGATCTGATTCAAGCGAGTAATGTACAACCATATCAAGCCATGATGATAGTGCTTGCGGGTATGTACTTTTACCAGTTCCCCCAGTAAAGTTCACCTGTATTCTTGAATAATCGCCAATAATACTAGGTGTACTATAGTCGATAGTGCCATCGCACGCAAGTACCCCATATCGCCTCTTGACCGCTCCATCATACCCGTACTCATCGCCATCCCAGTACACGCCGTTGCTATCTACCTTAGGAATGCCACGCAGGGTCAGGGTGCTGTCGAGAGGATAGGAGCGGTGGGTGTAGGGTTCGTATTCGCCGTTGCGAGAGGTGTTGTGGGATAGGTTGATGCAGATGTCGTGGTTGTAAGTCGTACCGTAGGATAATGAGACGTAAAATCTCGCATAGTAAGCATTTGTCGG